CCCCCCCCTATCCCCTCTCTATCTCTTCCTCCCTCTCTATCTCATGCAGTGTCATGAGAACTACCTCGCGAAGGCGAGCTGACCAGGAGGCCGGGGATCCTATCTGGGCCGACGTCGGCATGCATCGACGCTTCAGCACTCGAGGCTAATGAGCGGATGCTACTTGATACCTAACTGCACACCCTGCGCAGTGTGGACGCCAGCCACCGCACAGCAACCATAGCGTGGATGATACATATAAATATCCATCCCCAGCCTACCGTCTCTGTAGACGCGTACTCTCGCACTCAAGGCCGGACGGGTAACCAAATCCCGTCCGAGCCTTTGGGAGCAGCGTCGGCGCTTATCGCTCGTCACGGGGGAAGAGGCCGCAGGCCGAAGGGGACCCCCGTCGCTCTCGTCATGGGGAGCTTCTACGCTCGTACCCTGAACCGCACGTCTCGCCTTGGTTAGCGGGGTCGTCTCGGCGGGGCATTGTTGCCCGCCGGACTCCCCACCAGAACAGTACGGCAAGACGTAACAGAACATATAGAACACGCTCAGGCACCTCGTTGTCAATAGCTAATGTAGGCTTCTGTAACCCTATGGTATCGCTGCTCTATCAGCCCGTTTTCGAAGCCTCTTGTGCTCCCTACTCTACTCCTCGTTGGCAACACATCATGAATGCGCACTTATATAGAAAGTGACGCGCGCCCGTGGTAGCTTGTTCCTAGTGATGAAGAAGCGAGTGACGATAGACGCGACCCAGTTCGCGCCCGAGGCGCACACTGGAGATGAAGCTCCGCCGGCCGACCCGGGAGAGCACGTCGAGAAGGGCATCCGGGACGCGCGCATCCGCGATGCCATCCGCAACCCCGAGTTGGATCCCTCGGTCGCCATCGACGACAGCCTCAAGCCCGTCGAGTGGGTACAAGCCAAGCGCCGCCTGGTGAAGTCCCGTAACTTCCGGGTGAGCACCAGGCCGAACCTTGGCACGCTTCTCTCGGATGCGTACGCCGTCGTCGCCGCGGAGATGCGCAACATGCGAGACCACACCGCCCAGGGCGGGGAGTTGGACCGCGAGCAGGCCAAGAAGTTCAGCCTACTCGGCGATACATGTGTGCGTCTGATGAGAGAAGAGCGGGAGCAGGCACTGCTCCACGATCCTGCTGAGATGGATGACACTCAACTACTAGAAGCGGTAGCAGAAGCGAAGAAGCTACTGGGAGGCGAGAGCGATGGCACCGACGAAACCTGAACCGCCGCCAAGCACCACGGCGCGGCACGAGATAGAGAAGCTCATCTTCGAGATACGGAGGCTCAAGGCGAAGGTGGCAGCGTGCGAGGCTTTGCTGCGCGAGTACCAGTCGCAGATGCAGGGTGTCGTTTCGGCCTACTACTCGAAGCCCCCGAGGAAGCCATGAACATTCTCAGCCTATTCGCGGGCATCGGCGGACTGGAGCTTGGTCTCGAGCGCGCTGGGCTCGGAACCACCAGGTGGCAGGTCGAACTGGAGCCGTTCAACCGCAAGGTGCTCGCAGCGCACTGGCCGGACGCTGAGCGTTTCGCCGACGTGCGCGATGTGAGCGCCGAGGACTTCCCGGGATGCGACGTCATCTGCGGAGGGTTCCCATGTCAGGACATTTCACTCGCGGGCAAAGGGGAGGGCATCGATGGGCAGCGATCAGGACTCTGGCGCGAGTTCGCGCGTCTCATTGGCGAAATACGACCCCGAATCGTCGTCGTGGAAAATGTCCCAGACCTTGCTGTTCGAGGACTCGGACGCGTCCTTGGAGACCTTTGCTCGCTCGGGTACGATGCGGAGTGGGAAATTGTATCAGCGCAAGACGCCGGTGCGCCTCACCTGCGCAAGCGACTCTTCATCCTCGCTACCCACGCCGACGGCGAGGGACTGGAAGGACGGCACAGCGAAGAGCTGCGAGAACGTGCCGGTGAACGCGCTGCTGGGGAGAGCAGTTCATCACTTGCCAAACGCGACCCCCTCACCTGGTGGCAAGCTGAACCCGAGGTGGGTGCAGTGGCTGATGGGGTTCCCGGCCGCGTGGCTCAACTGCGTGCTCTCGGAAACGCGGTCGTCCCGCAAGTCGCGGAGCTCGTCGGAAGAAGAGCCCTGCGAATCCTCGAACGCGGCGCAGTAGATGACGACCCTTGGGACTTGAGACCATGAGCGACGTAGCGTTCTCATCTGATCGGATGGACTGGGCCACGCCCTGGTCGCTCTTTCAGTGCTTGCATGCAGAGTTCGGCTTTACGCTGGACGCCGCGGCGAGCGCTCAGAACGCCAAGTGTGCAGCCTTCCTCACCGAGGAGCAGAACAGTCTCGAGGCTGACTGGCTCGAGCTGTCGGCCGGAGGGCGGGTGTGGCTGAACCCGCCCTACGGTCGCTCTATCGGGGATTGGATCTTCAAGTGCGCTCACGAAGCGAAGCGCGGAGCTCGGATCGTTGCGCTCGTGTTCGCGCGCACCGATACCCAGTGGTGGAACACCTGGGCGACCGAGGCTGACGAGATTCGATTCCTGCGAGGACGTGTCACCTTCGAGGGTGCGCCCAATGCAGCCCCCGCGCCCTCGTGCTTGCTCATCTTCGACCGGGCGTATCATCGTCCCACCATGTCCTCGATGGAGACTCCGAGATGAGTGACGTAGTTCAGATGCGTAAAGCGGAGCCGGGAGACGTGCCGTTCATCACGAACAGTTGGCTCAAGAGCTACCGCTCGGGCGGAATCGCGAACAGGCTGGTGCCCAACGACGTGTACTACCAGATGCACCACGCGATCCTCGAAGTGATTCTCCCGAAGGGTCTCGCGGTGGTGCTCTGTAACCCCGAGGACCGCGACATGATCTGCGGGTGGGCTCACGCGGAGACGTTCAACGACGGCCTGGTGCTGCACTATGCCTACGTGAAGAACAGCCTGCGCAGGCACGGCCTGTTTACGAAGCTCATGGACACGCTGATCGAGCACGAGCGCCCTCGGCACATCATCTACACGCACAAGACCGAGGCGTTCGACAAGGTGACGCCCAAGCACAAGGGTTGGATCTACAACCCCTATCGCCTCTACGAGTCATGGAGACAAGAGTGACGAAGAAGCAAATCAAGGAAGTCGAGTTCGAGCACTACGTGCCGGACCCATCGGGAACGCGAGTGAGCGCGAAGCGGTTCAAGAGCAGCCCCGAGATGGAGATCTACAAGGAAGGGGATTCAGTTCATGTCGGGTGGAAAACAGAAGCGCTCTCCGTCCCTTACCACCGCGTCACCTGGGCCATCTTCTCAGGAGATGGACGATCGCAAAGCAAGGGAAGTCCTGCTCGAGGCCGCAAGAAGAGCGCAGCGGCGGGAGAACATGCGCTTCGACCGCCTTCTGTTCGACAAGCAGCTAGAGTTCGTAAACGACCCAAGCAAGACGAAAGCGGCGGTGTGCAGCCGCCGAGCGGGCAAGAGCTACGCGATCACGGTGATGGCTCTGCAGACAGCGCTCCGTATGCCGAACGTGATGATTCCGATTATCACGCTGACCAGGCAGCAAGCGAAGAAGATCGTTTGGCCAGTCTTTCTGGACCTGAACAAACAGCACAACTTGGGGCTGAAGTTCCTCCGCAACGAGCTGATAGTGGAGTGCCCCAACGCGAGCACCATCTTCCTGTGTGGAGCAAATGACGAGAGCGAGATCGAACGCCTCCGAGGACCGAAGTACCCCTTAGTTATCATCGATGAAGCACAGTCATTCCGTCCGTATCTGTCGAGGATGATTGAGGACATCATCGAGCCTGCGATCTTGGACTATGACGGGACCATCTGCCTAACGGGGACGCCGAATGCCACATGTACCGGATTCTTCCACGACGCTACCCTGCCAGGGGGCAGTTGGAGTACACATTCGTGGACTCTCCTTGACAATCCGTTCATCCCGAACGCGGCGGATTGGCTTCAAAAGCGCCGCGCCAAGTACCAGTGGGACGATAACCATCCTACATATCTGCGCGAGTATTGCGGGAAGTGGATCAAGGACACCGATGCCCTGGTCTACAAGCGATTTTCGACGGTGGATGGATTCGATCCGTCCGACGATGATTGGTCTTTCGTCCTCGGAGTGGACCTCGGATACACCCATTCATCTGCCTTTGTTGTATGCGCCTACAGCGACCGGCAAAATAAACTGATCGTCGCCGAGAGCTTCAAGCGCAGCGGCCTGATCCCGTCCGAGGTGGCGGAGATCATGCAAGATCTGGACGACGAGTACCAGTTCGACAGCATCGTTGCGGACGTGGGAGGCATCGGCAAGGGCTACGTCGAGGAAGCGAAGGCTCGCTTCGGCATCAATATCAAGGAAGCGGAGAAGAGTAAGAAGAGAGCCTACATCGAGCTGCTCAACGGCGATCTCGTCACCCAGACCGTGCTCATCAACGAGCCCGCCAACCGGGATTTGCTCGAAGAGATGAACGTGCTGCAGTGGGACGAGAAGAAACTGAGGCCCGATGACACCCGCTATGATGACCATCTTTGCGATGCTCTTCTCTATGGCTGGCGCTATTGCTACCAGTACCTGTACACGCCTGAAGAGGCGAAAGTGGAGTACGGCAGCCGCCAGTACTGGTCGCAAGTAGAGGATAAGATGGAGGAACAGCAGGAGCAGCTTCTGGAGAAATCGTACACCACCGCGTGGTGGGAGCCCGAGGAGACAGCGGGAGAGGGGGAAGAATGGTGGAACCGCGACGCGGAGAACCTGGGTTGATCAAGTCGAGCGAGGACCTTGTGCAATTAGTCGCTGCCCTGAAGCGCCTGGGTGTGACACAGTTTAGGATAGGGGATATCATCGTAGAGATCTCATCCATGAACGTGACCGAGAAGGAAGCGGACGAGGATGACGAGTTCGCGATGTTCTATTCGAGTGGCTGATGCAGACTGACAAGTTCACAGCACTTCAATGGTGGGCCGACGATGATCCTCACGAGGACCTCATCGTCGCGTTCCGTGACCTCGAGACAGCGGACTCGACCCGGCGCGCAGACTACATGCGCTACATTCGCCTATATGGTAACCGGGACTTCTACGGTTACACCCCCTTCACCCACGACCGGGTATACGCAGCGGAGCGTTCTACTCTCAACGTGGTGAAGAGCGTGTGCGACACGGCGGTCTCGCGCCTCTCCAGATCTCAGCCGCGTCCCCGCTTCATCACCCATGGGGGAAACTGGTCGTTGAAGCGGCGGGCGCGCAACCTGGAGAAGTTCGTGAGCCACGCGTTCTACGCGGCCCGGTTCAACATGCTCGCTCCGAAGATCTTGATGGACGCTGCGGTCATGGGCACTGGCGTCATGAAGGTCTTCCGACATGGGCAGGAGATCACATTCGAGCGCGTGTTCCCGGGCGAGGTCTTCGTCAACCAGGCGGACGGCTTCTATGGCGAGCCCCGCACCTTCTATCAGCGCAAGTTCATCGACCGCGAAGTGCTGCTCGACATGTTCCCGGGTTACGCGAATCAGATCAGGAACGCGGACCGGACGACCAACGACATGGACTACGGGGTGGACAGCCTTGTAGATCAGATCGAAGTGGTCGAGGGCTGGCACCTCCCGAGCGGGCCTGATGCCAACGACGGCCGGCACTGCATCGTGATCACAAACGCGACGCTATTCGATGAGCCTTGGGACCGCGGCTACTTCCCGTTCGTGTTTGTTCGGTGGAGCGATCGCATGCTCGGGTTCTGGGGTAGCGGCATCGCCGAGGACATTATGGGGATTCAGCTGGAGATCAACCGGCTGATGATCCGCATCAACAAGGCGCTTCATCTGATGGCGGTGCCTCGCATCTACGTAGAGAACAACTCTAAGGTGCGGAAATCATTCTTCAACAATGATGTTGGCACGATTATCCCGTACACGGGCACCGCGCCTCAGATAGCAGCTCCCCCCGTGCTACCGCGGGAGGTATTTGACCACCTTGAGATGCTCTACGCGAGAGCGTTCGAGCTCGCCGGCATCACCCAGATGGCGGCCACCGGGCGCAAGCCTGCGGGTCTGGATTCCGGGGTAGCGCTGAGGGAGTACCAAGACATAGAGAGCCTGCGCTTCACGACTGTCTCGAGGCAGTACGAGCAGATGTACATCGAGGCTGCCAAGCAGGTCGTAGACCTGGGCAGGGACATCTACGCTGAGGACAACGAGTACAGCGTGGTGATGAGCAAGGACAAGAACACCATCGAGGCGGTGGACTTCTCCGAGGTCGACATGGAGGCCGATGACTACGTACTTCAGGTGCACCCGTCATCGAGCCTGCCGGTAACACCGGCCGGCAGGCTCGCTTTCGTGGAGCAGATGATCTCGCTCAACCTTCTCGGTCCAGACGAGGCGAAGCGGCTGCTCGACTTTCCCGACCTCGAAGCTCAGCTCTCTCTCGACCGCGCAGCGTCGATGCTCATCGACCGCAACATCGAGTTCATGCTGGACGATGGTCGCTACATGCCTCCACCGCCCTACCAAGACCACACGCTCGCCCTCAAGAAGGTGCAGGCGGCTTTGCAGAATGCAGAGCAGAATGGAGTACCGGAGGATCGACTCGATCTTCTTCGGCAGTACCTCGTGTCTACGCACCAGATGATGCAGCGTGCGCAGATGCAGCAAATGGCGATGGCTCAGGGAGCGATGGTACCCGGAGCCCCGCCAGCCCCCGGACCCGGAGGCGCACCGCCTACGGCCGTGGGTCCAACAGACGGCAACATCGTGATGTGAGGCCACAATGAGCGACGAAGAGAACACCCCAGACACCCCGACTACCGACCCCGACTACATCTCGAGCCCGAGTGCGACGACGGCGTTGCGTTCCCTGATTGATCAGGAGCGCAAGAACCGCGAGTCGCAGAGAGCGCTCGAAGAGCAGCAGTACAAGGTTCAGCACGCGGAGAACCTCGCCAATCAGGCGAAGGCTGACCCGGTGTCGTTCCTCGAGCGCAGCGGCATGGACAGAGACGCCATCGCCCAGCGGCTACAAGGTTCTGGCCCCGATCCTATCGAGGGCTTGAAGAGCGAACTGACTTCGCTGAGGTCCGAGCTCCAGCAACAGAAGCAAATGGCTGAACAGGTAAAGATGCAAGCCGCTGTTGATGAAGCGAGGTCGAATGTGAAGCGGTACGTAGGCAGCAGTGAGGAGCACCCGCTCGTCCAGGCTGCCGATGCGGGCGACATGGTCTGGCAGGTCATGACCGCTCGCCACCAGCAGACAGGCCAGTTGATGAGTGAGAAGGACGCCGCCAGTGAGGTTGAGGCGTATCTGGAAAAGCTGGTGACGAAGGCCTTGGACAACGAGAAGACACGCGGGAAGTTCCAGCAGGGAGCCTCCGCACCGACGACTCCGAACCCGGGACCGCCGACACTATCCAACCAGCAAACCAGCGGCAACGCATCGAGGCCAGCGACTCTCAGTCCTTCGATGGATCGAGACCTGTCTCTTCAGGAAGCCGCCAAACTCATCGAGTGGAGCAAGTAACCCATGACTGCATTGAATCTCAATAGCTTTGAGGCGGCCCTCAAAGTTCACTACACCGACCTCCGGGTCAAGAACCTCGT